GAGGTCATTAATAATTTTGTTGTTTTACCAGATGATATTGTTGGATATACAGAAGCAAAGAATTCATCAAACCCTTCAATAAACGCAACCTCATCGAGATATAGAAAGGATATAGATTTACCACGAATAGCAGAAGATGTTGTAGTACCTGCATAGATCTTACAACCATTCTCTAACGTGATGTTACCTTTATTCCATTCTTCAATACCTTGCTGCATCCACTTAGGTAATGCTTCATAAGCTAACTGAACTCGGCCTAGAACCTCTCGAGCAGCATCTCCCTTGTTTGCCAATATGGCTACAGTCTTGAATTCATTAAAGAGGATGTAGTGCAATATAACGGCTACTGCTGTAGTTGTTTTACCAGCCTGCCTTGATGTTAATACTGCAACTCTTCTTGAGTCTGTAATCTTACGTGTAATATCTTTTTGATAGTCATACATGTTCATTGGAATTAATCCATGGTCAACATGTACGATCTTAATATATTGCTCTGCAAAATAAACTGGGTCATCAGCACACTTCATATACTCTTTAAGCATCTCAGGAGTAAATTCTATCTGTTCTCCAATCTTTTTAAGATATGAGTTGCCTAAGTAGCCACGATCCATTACTTATCTTCGCCTTTAATCATTTTCAGTAAATCAGCCGTTGATACAATAAGGTTATTATTTGTAACGTTTGTACTCTTATCAGCTGATGGATCTTCTTCTTTTGCGTATCTTTTCTTTGTTGACATTTCAACGTAATCTTTGTTTGCATCAAGTAATGTTTTCATTAGAGTTGATACAACTTCAAATGCCCGAGGTGATTCTGATTGTTTCGCAATCTCTGTCATTTCTTTAACAGCGTCATCACCAAGATTAATAATGTTTTCGATATTTGCTTTAGCCAATTCAATATCTTTTAAATTCTCTGATGCAGTATCACTCATAACAGCTGGTAGGCCAGCTACACTTTCTTGCGGCAAATTCTTCACGGAATCTACACTTTTCTGTATTTCAAGGTCGCCTTCTATTACGGCTTCGTTTGTTGAAAAGGAGTTAACTGGTAAGTCAGATACTTTCACATCTAATTTTTCCAAAGCTTCTTGAGTATCTTGGAGTGGTCTCATATTTAACTTTTGCGCTATAGTATCGTCATTCATAATATTATTTATCCGTAACTTTCCAGTCACCATCTTTGTTTACCCAAGCGCAACTTTGACGAAGCTTTGATGTACTAAACCGATGATCGCGTTTATTAAAGAAAAGTTCAATATCGCGTTTACGACAAATATCCTTTCCTGTAAATTCTTTATCTCTATACTCTTCACCTAAGATACGAACATTAATTGTATATAGTTCAAGTATATCTTCAAGATCTTGTTCTGTTGAATAAGGAATAATTTCGTCAACGTAACTCACCGCTTTAAGTTGACTGTATCTTTCAACAATTGTTTGGATTGGTTGATTCTTTTCTTTAGGACGATCTACAGCAGGATCCATTTGTAATCCTACAATTAAATAATCACATTGTTCTTTTGCTTCTCTTAGCATCTGAACGTGCCCAGCATGAAGCAGGTCAAAGCTGCTACAAGTAAATCCAATCTTCATAATAAATGTTCCTTCTTAACTAGGTTCTGTATCAGAGCTTTGCCCTAAGTATGCCCAGCTATCGTCAAATTCAATTAAGCTATAATCAATAGTTTGTGTTATATCGGTTGTTGGTGAATTGTTTGCCAACATACCAGGTTGTCCAGTTTGGAATGTTTCAAACTCTGTATCAGTTGGCGTATCAGTTGCTATTCTCGCGTCAACAAACTTAATAACTGACTTATCCTTCTCAGGTCCAAAGAACCAACCTTTCATTGTAAAGTTTAATGTATATAGTATACTTCTTCTTTGTGTAAATGCTTCTTCATAAAGATCTTCTGACGATACGTCATTTAATATGAGAGGGATGTCTATTGCCTCTAATCCCGTAATCAGATTCACAGTACTTGTAAATTCTGGATTAAAGAACGGTAATATTTGTTCTAAACATTTAACCGCGTCTTCGTTGTATTTTGCCATGATGTATAAACTGAATCCCATATTATATGGAGTTCCTGAATATACAAATCTTCTTCCGCCGTTATCTACATCAACAGTTTTCTTTCTTAGTTTTCTTGTTGGTGAAACTTTTCGTTCAGCATCATATGTAAAACTATTTAATTCAAAAGCCATACGAGGCAATGTCATTGCGAATGGTTGTCCTGCAGTTGGCTTTCCAAATGCGTCTTGCGTTGCTCCACCTTGTAATGTAGGATCTTGTTCAAGCCTTGCTAAAATCTTTTGATATGGTCCATAAGAAATAGGTACTATCTGTCTCTGATTGAGGGTTCCATCAGTACTTGTTCTACGAACTTCTAATTGATTAAAATATGTACCAAATAAAGCAACATATTTGCGAATCGTAGAATTGTAAAAATAATTTGCTATTGCCATTAGGTATCACTTATAGATATGTTTTCACTGAAAGGATCTACCTCTGAGAAATCAATAATACCATCGGCTTCTATTTCAAAGTCAAGATTCATTGAGTTATCGTCAGTTGCAGCAAGTGCCGATAATGTTGCGTTGTTTGCATCAACAATTATGTCTGTATTATATGCAGCAAAGTAATTATCAATATTCGAACGACCAGTATTAAACCTTTGATTTGAATATTCTAACAATTCACATTGCATATCATATACTTGTGTTTGTCCCATTTGATAAAATATGCTTTCATGTTCAACATATTTAATTTCAAACATCTTTTCGTTTAATGGGAAGTAAATCAAATCGCCTTCTCTTGGGCGAACAAGATCAACAACTTCTCGAGTCACGTGTCTTTCAAATGTTCTATTCGCAACTGTAAGTGTTAATGTATCTCTTATTTCTAAACCAAACTTAGATAAGAAATCGCCTTCTCCTTCAAAACCTTCCATACTCTTAACATAAGTTTCAAATTCAAATGTTTCGTTGTATTCTGGAAAGTCATCTTCGTTAAAGATCTTATCTCGACCTTTAATTGCTCTACTAATATAAATGACATCAACACCATAAATCTTAATTGACTCAATAACTAAATCATCAATTAAAGATTGTTCTTGGACTTGAGCATAATTATTAAAGAATGTATTCGTAGCCATTTACTTATCCAATAAATCCATAGGAAAGAGGTTGTAAATTCTGTACTGCTTCTTCTTCCATTATTCTTCTTTCTTCTCTAGCATCAGAAAGTATTTGCTCTCCGTTGAAAGATACTCCGCCAACAAGTTGCATACCTGTAAATTTTGTTAGGTTTGATCCCCACTGTTCTTTAATTAATGTTGTTGCGTAATTTTGTAAGAAACGATCAGCCCATACATCTGCGTATGTTGTTCCGTCAATTACATCATAAGCCTCAATAATAATATATTCACCAACAGGCATTGATTCAGATCCAGAATCAATCCATAACTTATTTACATGTTTATTATAACGAATCATTGGTTTGCCTACAAGCATTTCTTGTAAGAATTCCATATGTTGCATTGACATAAAATAGTTTGTGATATTATAACCAGTAATATCTTCGAGATTATTTAAAACAAATTGATACTGAACATTAAATATGCCGCCGCCTGTAGAAATACTTGACTGCATATTAAAGATACCTGAAATGCCGAGTATTGTTGAAGGTAAAGATACATAACCATTAGTTTTGTCGGCTTCAGTAATCTGGTGTTTCATATAAACAAGTTGGCTTCCGTTATAATGATAGTCTCTCCAGAAATCTATGGCTTCATCAACACGGTCATCTATTTGTTCATCGGACACGTTAATATCAATGACAGGAGCGCCGAGCTTGCGCAGTATCCATCCTTTGAATTGTTCTCTTGTTGTTGGTTGTGCCATTAGATTACTCTCTTCTGTTTATTCTATTTATTATGTCCACACACAAGTTGCGATCTGACCATTTGCAGGTAGAGGATTCTGCGAGCCGTTATAATCAGCGGGCGATGCAGGCCATCTCCAAGTCGTGTTGGCGGCATTGCCGGTATATACCGCGCTTGCTCTTGAATACGCAGTTCCATTTATAGTTAAAGTAGTCCATCCGCTGTTTGCCAATGCTACGCTAGAGCTGTTTCCGTTATACTGTTCTTGCTCTGAAGTGGAGTCGATGACTAAAATAAGATTAGCAGCATTGAAAACGTTACTCCAAACATAATACAGACTTGAAATGGGTAATTGGGTACCGTCGCCCGCGGATGTATATAAGGCACTCGTGCCGTCACTAATAGATCCATAATCCGTGCCGCCATTGGCAGACATATAAAACAAGCCGCGGGTGTTGGTTGTACTAGTTGGTACACCAGATCCGCCTGGGTATGTTATAGAGTGCTGACCTACTGTAAGTGCTTGACTATCTAAACTGCTTGATCCAGCTGTTACTGCGCCGGCATTAGCAATAATATTTAAAACGTGTGAAAGTGCCATTATGCTGTCCCTAACCAGAACATTTTATAGTAGCCTGTTGCCACTATATTTGATCCGTTTGATGTTGTTGAAATTTCTACCTTAACTGTACCATGTCTATCGCCATACCCACTAGGATTAGTTGTGTCTCTCCACCAAAATTTCCGATCTATGGAGAGAGGGAGCCAAGTGTTTTGGGTCATACTATCATTGGTTGATATAGGAAGATTGGCGTGATTGTTAATACGAATATAAAATGTAGTTGATGGTGTAATATTATTCCAAGTTGAAGTTGAGTGTAACGCGTAACCGCCACCTCCGATATTACCTCCGCCATCGTATGTATATACATTGCCGTCTGCGTCAAACTTCCAACCTCCAACCATAGGGGAAGTACCAGCAAAAACAGTATGATACATTGGACTTCCAGTAGTTCCTTCTAAGGTAATGGCTTCTGTTGGTGGAGTAGCTCCTGATGAGCCGTAACCTATCCCAGTTGCTACCTGATACGTGTCTCTAGATATAATTGTAATTTGCCAATATCTTCGGGTGGACCAAGTTGGTTCTCCACCATTCCAAGTAATAGATGATGGAAACGTTGGCACATACGGAGTAGTACCTGTGTCTAATAAAACCGCCGTTGTTCTACCTTCCTCGTCACCCGATATAGTGAATGTTTGGTTTGCAGTCATAATACACGTCTGTATGCCAGAAGTAAAGCTAATAGCATTAGTTATAACTGACGCAGTAGAATGCAAGTCACCGTGAGTTCCAACCGTTGACTCTATATTAGTAAATGCTCTTGCATCTGTAATTACTGTCGTTCCTGCTATTTTAATCGCCACTGTATGCTCCTTTTGCGTAATTGCCACTCACGATTATAGTTTGGTCGCCAATGCCCGGCGTAGATTCGCCATCTACAGCTGGTTTCCACACTTCAAATTGACCTGATGCTGTTTCAACATAAACGGTATCGGTATCTTGAGATGTATATACTTTATTACCAGAATAATTTGGAGGAAGCACCCACTCGCCTTTTATAAACATTGGGTGATCGTTTGTAATTTCTAACCAACCATCAACTGTGTAATAACCTTCACGTAGATGATCCTTATTAAGTGCAGTAACTTCGGTGTATGTTACTATACTCATTGAATTATCTCTCTCGTAAGGTGCAACATTACCATCAACAATCATATCACCAACTTCAAGATCGTAAACTCTAATCAGTCCTTTATCTTTACAATATACTCTCATATTATTTGTTAGACATGTATTGCCAACACCAACCTCGAAGAAGTGAGCATATAATTCTTGTGTTTGGGTATCTAGAACGCCTTGTGTACTCGCGTTGCGTATTGAAACAGTTCCAGTAATCCTAACCTCACAATTGCCTATTGTCCCTGTTTCTACGGACCAAGTTCTGTTGCTTGATAAAGGTAGCCAAACATTATTTTGACCAACAATAAGCCCGCCACCTGTTTGTGAGGTAGTGAATTGAAATTTTACTTCGTAGTCCGAACCTGTAACCCCAGATCCCCATTCTGAAGAACCAGACTGGTTCGTGCTTGATCCTACTCCAGTTGAGCCAGTGGTAGTGGTTCCGGTTGTCGTGTAATTTACTGCGCCTGTCGTTGTAAACGTTGCTTGTACTGCAGCTTTACCATGTGGACTAGTTACTTCGTCCCAAAAAATAATATTATTAAAGACTCGACCTTGCGAGCCTAAATCTACAGAGGCAGTTTGTGGATCTCCCCAACCAGTTGCTGTTGCTCTAATTGTTCCACTATCCCAACAAGTTAGACCGACCACCCAAGTTTGTATTCCTGAGGCATCAAAATCTGGTGCTGTACCATCTCCTGGCCATTCTACTGAAGAAGGAAACGTTGGTGTATGACCGCTTGAGCTTACGTCTAATAAAACTATACAGGCTCTACCTACAGCAAGATTAGTTGCGGTAAACGTTGTATCACCTGATAACGTAACAGACATTGTTGGTTTGGACATGTCTAATACTGTGGTAATAGGAGTTACATTAGCATGTAACTGGCCGTATTTGCCTGAAATGCCAGACATGTTCTCTATGCCAAAGCTATTGTTAATTACTGTGGATCCTGCTATTTTAATTGCCATTTCTATTAGACTCCTGGATTTATGCCAGCCGTTGGGCCATAGTTTGCGAATACACTAACATCCTGACTGGAAGCGGTAGAATAGAAAGTTCCTTCATTACATACAATTTTTATTCTGAAATGAGGATCTGTGTTTGAGAATCCATTAAAGTTACATGTTGTATGACTATCATTACCTGAACCAGAATCTACTTCTGCAGACCATCCAAAACTAAGTGTTGAAGCACAAGAATAATAAGTTGATGGACTTTTACTATCGTCTGTTGGTAGTGGGCCGAAGGAATGTCCGGAGTTTGTACCACAGTTGGAACCCGAACAAGCTTGAGCAGAAATGTTGTATTGAGCTTCAACCGATGTTATTCCGGTTAACCCTGTATAGTTTGCATAAACAGTAGCCTGAGTAGATCCTGATATTGAGTTACCACTGCTGTAAGTAATATTAACTCTATTGTTTGCTGCACTATGAAGAAAGCTGATCGAGGCAGCTGCCCAAGGAGTACCAGATCCATAAGAACTTTTCTGAGTTTGCCACCCGTTGAGAAGGAAGTTTGAAAGGGTACTAGTAGGGGTAGATGTCACTCCAATTGCCGTACAGTATACAGAAGTAGACCCGAAGCAAACAATTGTTATTGTCCAATATCTACTGTTTGTCCAAGTCGGAACCGTTTGAAAAGAAAATTGAGTAGGGAATGTTGGAGCAAATCCAGATGCACTTGTATCTAATAAAAATACTGAAGTTCTGCCGTTAGCTGCACCAGTATATGTAAAGGTTTCTGCTGCAAGCATAGTCCTACTAAGGACTGAAAAAGATAAGTCTAATCCTAATGTATTTGATACACCTTGTACTATCGGATGATAGTTCGTGTATGTACCATCCATATCAGTTATGCCTGATAGTACTTTATAATCGTCTATGACGTTTGTACCGCCGATCTTAATTGCCATCTTCGTCCTCCAGACTATTAGCGTTTAAGTTATATAGTTATTTATACTTAATCTCGCCTTACAATATCAGATTCTTCGAGTTTATCTCCAAGCCATACTTCAATTACTTTAGCGGTTTCTTTTCCAACGTTTGTTGCTTTGTGCCAAGTACCTTTTGGAATATCAACACTTTGACCTGCCCAATACATTCTAGACGTAGTAGGGTTAGGAGCTCCGTCATCTCTATCAGTTTCCATTAAGATACAACCATTCACTACATGCCAATGTTCAGATCTATGGAAATGTCTTTGGTCGCTTAATGATTCTCCAATATCAAAACTTAATTCTTTAACGGCCCATTGTCCGTTTTGAGCAAGTATAGTATATGTACCCCACTTACGTTGAACTGTAGGCTGAGACCATTCTTTTAATATCCAACTTGATGAATTCTTTTTATCTTCTCCACCAATTCCAAACTCGAACTCAATACCTTCCACTGCCATCTCAGGGATGTTATCTGATGTTCTATCACCACCGTTAACAAATATTATAGTATCCATCGGATAGTTACGCTTAACTTGTTCTAAGCAATCTATGGCGCTTCCATCTGAATCGTCAAATCCAATTACTTGATCTACGCAAGCAAGTTCTGAAACAATAGCTGCTCGTTCTTCAAAAGGCATAAAGGATCTGCCTTTCTTTCGTGATAGCCATTCGTCTGAATTAACGCCAACAACTAATCTTGTACCAGATAAAGAAGCTTCTTTTAAATATTTAATATGCCCTGAGTGTATTGGATCAAATCCACCTGTGGCAACTACCGTAATCATGCAATAGGCTCCATCATATAATCCCATATAAAATTAGTATCTTTTTTAGCAATCATTT